TTGAGGGATGCGCTGGTCAGGATCGCAGTATCCACCGGTATTCCTATGAATGATCTAATGGATTGGTCGCTCGCAGATATAAGCACAGCAATTACGCTGATTAGAGAAAGGAACGGGCATGGCTGAGGGTAGAACTACCATCACAGTCAGGCCTGACCTTGCCGACTATCGCGGATTACTAAAAGCACTTAACGTAATGGACAAAGAGGCCCAGTACGAATTAAAAAATGAAGTGTATGCAATCAGCTCATGGACTGCCAAAGGTATTCAACAGGCTGGCTATGCACATCCAATTTACCCAAGGCAAGCATCTATTGTTGCAGCTAGTGTGAAACCATCCCGAGATCGTGTACCAACTGTAAGAGTCGGTGGCAGTAAAGGTCGAGTATCTGGTGGCGCAAACGCTGGCCAGTTATTGTTTGGCAATGAATTTGGTGGAGATCGCAATGCCTACGGTAACTTAAATTCTTTTCCTAATGGTGGTTACAGATTCCCAGCACGAACAGCCAGAGAGGGTCGAGGCAACACCGGTTACTGGATTTTCCCAACTCTAAAAGCAATGCAACCCGAAATTAAAAAGAGATGGTTTGCGGCTTGTAACAAAGTCATGGACAGTTGGGCAAGGTACTCATAATGGCCGATACACGCACACTTAAACTTTCATTACTTGCTGATGTCAATAAGTTTCTTGCTGGCATGGACAAGGCCGACAAAGGCACAAAGTCTTTCAGCAGTAGTATTGGCAAATATTCAAAAGCAATGGCCAAGTCTTTTGCAGTCGCTGGGGCAGCCGCCGGTGCTTATGCAATCAAACTTGGAATAGATAGTGTTAAAGCCGCAGCCGAGGATGAAAAAAGCAGCCGCATCTTACAGATACAACTTGAAAAAACTTTAGGCGCAAATGAACAATTGACCGCCAGTGTCGAGGATTACATCAGCAAAACTCAATTGAGAGTTGGTGTGCAGGATGACAAATTGCGGCCATCATTTGCCCGTTTAGTCCGATCCACAAAAGATGCCTCGGAAGCACAAAAACTTCTTAATCTTGCTTTGGATATTTCAGTTGCAACTGGTAAACCACTTGAAACGGTATCCAATGCGCTTGGCAAGGCTTATGACGGAAACGCCGCATCACTTGGCCGACTTGGCCTAGGCCTTGATGACAGTATTTTGAAATCCAAAGATTTTGATGTAATTGGCAAAGAATTAACTAGAACTTTTGGCGGCTTTGCAGACAAAGAAGCAAAGTCGTTAGAGGGTCAATTAAGAATTGTAAAAATTAGAATTGATGAATTAAAAGAGGGAATAGGCAAAAACCTTTTGCCTATTCTTGGCACATTATTAGAAAATGTCAACAAAGTTGCAAAAGCATTTAGTGGCGAAGATCCAGATGGCTTAAGTGCAAGAGCCAGAGAATTAAAGGGAGAAGTCGGCGATGGTAGTGCTGGAAGCCTTGGGCGATCAATCAAGATTTTAGCTGACAGTTTTGCTAATTTGTTTAAGGCATTTAGTGAGGACGGCAACGGTACTACTGACACTATGCAAACAATGGCTAATGCACTAAATAACATTGCTAAAGGCATAAATGCTGTTGCCGGGGCATACCGAGGACTTAAAAAATTAGGCGCTGGTGCTTTAGATTTACTTGATTTGGGTATGGGTGTAGGTGAGCGTTTTGGCCCACAAGGTACAGACCGAACTCCATTATTTAACAACAGCATGGCTGGAGGCGGTAAAGCCAGAGCAGCTGGTGGCACAACCATTATTATGAATGGTGTCATTGATGGTGAGTCTGCTCGCCGTAGCATTGAGAAAGTATTACAAGATTCCTCACGCCGTACAGGTGCTATCAATCTTGCCGGGCTAACCTTATGACCGATTACGACCCTTACCCTACGGTTACTTTTGGCGACACGACTACATACGCAGATAAGACAATCTCATCTATTTCAATCCGTATGGGTCGTGATGATGTCATGGATCAACCGCAACCGGGCTATGCATCAATTAGGCTTTGGACTGATGCCAGTGATCCATTGGATGTGGCACTAAGTCAGTCAGTATCAGTAAGCATTGATAAAGGCACAACAGGCACACAAGAAATCTTTTATGGCACAATTTCAGACATTGACATAAGCCTTGATGCCTATGGGTCAGATGGCTCAATTGCCGTTTACTCGATCACAGCCGTTGGGCCACTGGCGCAGCTTAACCGCCGTTTAGTAGGCGCGGCTGGATTTGCCAAAGAAAATGACGGCACACGAATCCTAAACATTCTTAGTGAAGCATTCCTAACCGAATGGGATGATGTAGCACCTCTACTTACTTGGGCAGGGTTGCCAGTAGGCACGACTTGGGACTCCTACGATGCAGTAGGAATTGCATTGGTGGATTCATTAGTTGCCAACATTGATACTCCGGGGCAATACGAATTACAGGCATACAGTGATGGCGATGCCGATGCTTACACATTAGCCGTAGAAGCTGCTAACTCTGGTCGCGGCGTACTTTGGGAAAATGGCACAGGCTCATTGCATTATGACGATTACTTGGCCAGATCATTGGCAACACCGCTTGAACTTACAGCTGATGACATTCTTGCCCAAGGCCTACGCACTGCCGCACAATGGGGTGAAATCGTCAATGATGCAATAGTGACTTATCGGGCAGGTCAAGCCGAAGCCAGAGATGAGCAGTCAATAATTCTTTACGGCCAATTAGTTGGAACACGATCAACCCAGTTGCATAACCTAGTTGATGCCGAAGCACAGGCAGCTGATTTCATTGAGTCTCGGGCATTTCCAAGAATGTATCCAGAAACAATCACAGTGCCACTGCACTCACCAACTGTCAGCGATGCCACGAGAGATGCCCTAGCCGCCGTCTACAACGGCCTACGTGTTAGCACAACAGAATTGCCGGCAGTCTTTGGAACTAGCTTTGATGGCTTTGTTGAGGGCTACACATGGAACTTGACCCGATACACCGCTGAACTGGCTTTGACCTGCTCGGCATACTCCGAAACTTACAATTCAATCATCTGGTATCAAATACCACCAACCACAACTTGGGCAGGGTATACTCCAAGTACGACAGAATGGCAGGATCTATAAATGGCAACCACGACCCCACTCAATGGATGGCCCGTTCCTACGAGCACAGACTATGTTAAGGATGGCGCCACTTCGATTGAAGCCTTAGGCGACGCAATCGATACGAGCGTAGGCAGTGGCCTTTTGGCTTGGCAGTCATGGGCACCAACACTTTCAGGCGGTTGGTTAAATGGTAACGGAACTTGGGAAGCATTTTACGTCAAAATTGGCAAGACGGTTCATGTAGACGCAGCCTTTACTTTAGGCAGCACAACTACAAAAGGTACTGGTTTAACGATTTCTTTACCCGTAACGGCTAAACGACCCGGCACAAATGTTCGACGAACTATTGGAAATGTTATCGGCTTTATTGGAAGCGGTTTTCATGCTATGACAATGTTACAAAATACTACAACTAGCGTCACCTTGTATGCAATCAACAGCGCTACTGCTTATGCTCAGGCAGCAAACGTAACCACAGTAATTCCAGCAACTTGGGGAACTGGCGATAGTATTCACTTTTCATTTACTTACGAGGCGGCATAAATGATTTGGATTTTTACTTGCCCAACCGAGGGTTGCGAAAACAACATTAACCCGGTCTACCTCGTAGACCCTACTAACCCTGTTTTGTGCGGTTTGTGTCATGCTTACGGAGATGCAGTCGAGACAGATGAGCCAGCACCAATACCAACACCAGAAGAAGCACCTACTGCAAAGACAACAAAGACATCTGAATAATGTCATTTCTTACATGGTTTGCACATAGTCCAATTGCCTCTTTCGTAAAGGTATTTGGTGCAGGTGTGCTTGGCTGGTTACTTGTAAACGCAGACACATTAGGCATTCATCCGGCATTAACCATTGGTTTAGTGTCGGCATTGCCGATCATCATTAACTGGTTAAACCCAGAGTATGACAATTACGGCAGGGCCAACTTAGATGAAACCGATTAAGTCAGGCATTGTTTCATTTCCCTATGGGGCTAAGTATAAAACAGGTGGCATTCATAAAGGCATTGACTATCGCGCAGTAATAGGCACACCAGTTGTAGCAGCTGTGCCGGGTGTAGTCGTACACGCTGGCAAGCACATCTACAAAAAGGGCTGGGGCTGGGCCTTTGGCATCCATGTCATTGTAGACAATGATGCCTTTTCAGACGGCACAGCAGGCCTGTGGGCAGGTTATTGCCACCTCAATGGAGTAAATGTAGCAGTTGGCCAACGTGTCCGGCAGGGGCAGTTACTAGGCACATCAGGCAACACTGGCCGATCCACTGGCCCACACCTACACTTTCAAATTCTTGCAAGCCGTACTTGGAATCCAACCAAGTTTAGAAACCCTGAAAAGTGGATCAAAGCATGAGCCAATACATTAGCCGCAAATCTGATGCATCCAGCCGTATTCCCACACAGCCTTTACGAGCTGAGGTGTGGGCCACATTAGAGGTAGATGGCCTTTACTCGGTTATTCCAAATGCCAACTCAAGCACTGGTGCATTGTTTGCAACCTACTTAAACATCAAGACACCTAAAATTGGTGGAGCAACTGAACTCACAATCAAGTGGGTACGCGATCCCAAGGGTATAAATGATGCAACTGGCTATCAGACATTTAGCTTAAAAAAAGGCGGCACTACCTTTGTAAAGGATGTATGGCTATTCCAATCTAAGAAAGGCCAGCCAGTGGCCTTGGAACTTAAAGCCAATGGCAAGGCCACAATAACTACAAGGGAAATAAAGTTGGCAATCTCATGAGTAGCCTGATCACTGCCGGGCAACTGGCAGCTGCGCTTATTGCGATCCTTAGCCTTGTAGGAATGCTGGTCAAATGGGGCATAGTTAAACCCATAAAGGCCTACATAGACACCATGACATATGCCATTCAGCCTTATGCCAATGGCGGAAAATCCTTACCAGACTTGATAAATAAGGTGGATGCACTACATGTAGTGCTTCAAAATCACATAGACACAAGGCATGACACGCCTATTTTCTCAAAGTGCTTGTGCGAGTCCTGCACTTCATGCTAAAACTATTCATGTAAGCGCCAAGGCTTACAACTAAGAATAGGAAATCAGGGCATGACAATAGTAATTGTTTTATATGCAGTAATTCTTTTTGGCTTAGGTGTCTTAACTGGCATCTACATTGAGGCACAACACAGGCTGCGACTTAGAGCCAAATTTCGTGCGATGCATGGGCCAACCATTGAGGAATCCATGTGGAATGACGGGTGGCGCATCTAATGGCCTTTGACATTGGTTCGTACACAACCGTACAAGAAAGAGTTGCGGAATTTTATAGCCGCTTTCCAGAGGGCTCAATTCAGTTTGAGTTCATGGGCATCATGCCGGGTGATCCATCAAAGATTTGGGGCATTGCCAGAGCATACCGATCAGCTGACGATCTACTGCCCGGTGTGGGAACTGCATCAGAGTTCATTGAGGGCAAAAGCCCTTACACACGCGGATCAGAGATTCAAAACTTGGAAACAAGCTGCTGGGGTCGCGCTTGTGCCAGCCTAAACATTGGCACATCTAAAGGACTAAGTTCCAAAGAGGAAATTATCGGAAGCAGAGAGCGACAAGCACCCGGGCCAGCCAAGCCAAAGCAGGTGGTGCAAGAGCCACCCAGTCAAGAAACCGACCCTTGGCTACCTCCTGAACCAACCATGGATGAGAGCATAGGCACTGATGAGGATGAGACATTAGTGCCTATGTGCCTACATGGGGCAATGAATCGCCGTAGCGGTATTTCCAAAAAGACTGGCAAACCTTACGCTGGGTATTTCTGTGACAATGAACCACAGTGTGATCCTAAGTTTGATAGGTCATGACCGATGCTGAAGTTATTAGATGCAGCTGCGGAGGTTGGTCCTACATTGGCAGCCCTTGTGGATTCTGTGGAAAAGAGAGCAAGCAATGACTAAGGAACACAGCAACTATTGCCATTGCGTATGTACTGACTTATGGGAATTACAAGCTGCCATTGAGCAAGCCCGGGCAATACACATGAAACCAACCGCCAAAAACGAATGCCTAATCTGTGGAACAACCGAGGGTAAATGCAAGAATTGCGAACACATAAATGACTGCATTGTGTGTGACGAGCAATGGCCTTGTGACACATTCATAGCATTGGACTACATGGCATGAGTCGCTTCGAGCTGGAGTTTCATACAACCTTAATGACTTTGATTCGGGTAGTACGGAATTTAAGGAGCATGGATTGTGAACATTGCGAAAAACTACTCACCGAGGTTTACAGGTGCTTAGATAAAGAAATTCAAGACATCAGAGATAGGGCTAATAATGGATAGCAAAGATGAGATGTTTATTTCAATACTAAAGAAACTCTATGGGGCTTATGATGCTTCACATTACTTTGCAGAGAGCTGCGAGGTTTGCCATGAAACATTAGCGCCGTTTGACATTGGTGTAGACCCATACACAGACACGCGCACATGGATGACTAAGTGTTGCGGAGTAGTTAACACTTATAATCAGAAACTCTCACCACAATTATGATTGTCCGGGGCGATAGTTATTTCATAATTTTTTTATGTAAATGTGGTTATGGCAGAAGCAAGGTAATTAATGACGACCCATCAGTAGCTTATGATTTATCAACACAAACGCTTGAATATTGGAACAAAAAGCATTATTTAAGTTGTAACAGTAAGCCTTACACATCACACATAACAGAGGAATAAAAACTAGCCAGTAGTTGGAGTGGTTCTTGATCCCTCGTCCGGACTACTGGCTAGTACCACCATTATAACTACATAACTGACATAAATGTCTAGGCATGACTTAAACTGCTGGCTGCCTTATCAGCTGCTAAACCTCCGTTAGATGGAGTGTCTTGGTATGCCTGATTGAGCATACAAAATGCAGAAATGCGAGCCTGATTACCAGTATTAAAACCGAACTGCCTTAATACATAACAAAATGGTAACGGGCACATGGCGCAGTTGGGTTGTTTATAGTGAACAACTCCCTTTACAAGCGAAACTTATACGGTGACGGGTGTGGATGGCTCGCTTAGAGCCATTCCTGCTCACTTACCGGTTCTGGGTGTGAATCCATTCTAAAATACTTACATGACATCTAGACAAGATAAATGGGTTCAAGTCAGACAAGCTGAATTACTTAAATATGTGAATGGGGTAGAGATGTTAAGTAAAGACCACACACAATTACAACAAGATTTCAATGATGCAAAACAAATTGCCTCAATTATTGATGCCACATGGAAAGAAAGACTTGATGAATTGATGGATGTAATTATTGACATGCACCCATCAGTCAATGTGCATTACAGGAATGGCCTAATGGCTGCTTATAACCTTATGCAAGGAAAGAGCTACTAATCATGCTTGACGTTAATACACCTAAAGGCCAAGAGTCATTAGAACATGAACTACGAGCTGTGGAACTATGGCAGCATCATTATTCAGACTTTACATATGTACACACACCAAAGAGCGGTTCAGCCTTGGTTGATGCAGTCATTGTAGATAACGACACAAACGTTGTAGCCGTAGTAGAGCAGAAGTCCCGGAACATGAGCCTTGAGCAGCTGCAAAAGTGGGACATGGAATGGCTAGTAACACACGCCAAGATCGAGGCAGGGCGCGTGACTGCTCAATCGTTAGGTGTGCCATTCATAGGCTTCTTATACTTAATCCCAGATGATTTACTAATTACCAAACAACTATCAAACGCCAAGGGCGAATGGACTTGTGAGTTTAGGGTAGACCTAACTGAAACACAGGAAACAATCAATGGTGGCAAGATAACTAGAGAGAATGCTTACATAGATGTAAGAGATGCAAAGCACATAAGGCAAAACTAATGACAATACTTGCAGGGCTAACACATGGGGGCAAAGTCTACATGGGTGCAGATAGAGCCATGTCAGATAGTAATTTCATTAGTCCATTAGCAAGGCCAAAGATACGCAAGGTAGGGCCGTATCTAATTGGATACAGTGGCTCATTAGGTACAGGCCAACTCACAACCTTTGCTACATATCCAGACATCAACACACATAACCTTGAACAATGGATGCGTATGTCATTCTGTGGGGCATTACAAAGAGCAGCTGATGAACACAAGATAGACATAAACAATGAGGACAATGGGGCTGACCTACTTGTAGGAATACAAGGCAGACTATTTGAGATCAGCACAGTTGACTGGTCAGTAGGTGAGTACAACATGATCGCTACTGGTTCAGGCTTTCCATTTGCTATGGGTTCATTACATACAACACGCCATACTGATGATCCACAATGGCGCATTCGAGAGGCAGTAGGTGCGGCTATCAAGTACAGCCCGTCATGCGTAGGGCCTATTGATGTATTGGTTGCATGAGTAAGGCACACGCCAGAGGTACAGACACACAGTGGCGGCAGCTGCGTGAGGCATGCTTCAGGGTATGGGGTAAGACCTGCATGTATTGCGGAGACCGGGCGACTGAGGTTGATCACATTATT